CGTGATACATTATTAGAGTACATTATAAAGGAATCTGAGCCGATAAATATAATTCTTAGAGATACAATCATTAGATATTATAACGGCTGCGATTCGCTTAAAAAAGAGTTAGGCAGAGCAAAGCGATTGATAGACCATCTTACAAATGAGATTAAGATTAAGCCGATAGTTTATTATAAAACAATTGTAGATTCTGCACGTAATGTATCATTACAGAATCAATTGAATCAGGCAAATGATGAATTAAAGAAACGCAATAAAAATTATGTTATGTCGTTATGGTGGATTATTGCGTTAATGATTGCCTTATTATTATCAATCTTATTAAACTTTAAAAAATGAAAGCATCACAGAAATGCGTTGATTTAATTAAAGAGTTTGAGGGATTTTTTGATAAAGCATATATCTGCCCTGCAGGAGTTGCTACAATTGGATTTGGCAGCACAATGTGGAACGATGGTAGAAAGGTAAAGATAGGAGAAAAGATTACTAAAGAAGGTGCTGAGATTCTTTTGCACTGGGAGTTAAATAATAAAAGCATTGCCTTAATGGATTTAAATGTTAATCAAAATCAGGCAGATGCGTTGTTATCGTTTATTTATAATTTAGGAATAGGAGCGTTTAACAAATCTACACTTAGAAAAAAAGTAAAATTAAATCCTAACGATCCTACAATTCGCGATGAGTTTATGAAATGGAACAAAGCACGTGTAGCAGGCAAGTTAGTTGAGTTGAAAGGATTAACACGCAGAAGGATAGCAGAGGCAAATTTGTACTATGAAAATAATAACTGAATTAAATCGGAACGTTCATCACATTAAAGTTGATTGTTCTAAACAAAAAGAACATTGGTTTTTATTATCATCAGATCATCATTGGGATAATCCTGATTGTGATAGAGAAATGATAAAACGACATTTAGATGAAGCGAAAGAAAAGAATGCATCAGTTTTATTTATTGGTGATTTCTTTTGTGCAATGCAGGGCAAATATGATAAGAGATCAGATAAAAGTAAAGTAAGACCTGAACACCAAACAGCAAAGTATTTAGATAGTTTAGTTGAAACTGCTGCAGATTGGTTGTTGCCTTATCGTGAGCAGATAGTTGTAATAGGTCAAGGTAATCACGAAACTGCTATTTTAAAGAATCACGAAACAAATCTCATTGAGAGATTAGTAGAGCGATTGAATATAGATAATAAGAATCCTGTTTATATGGGTGGTTATGGAGGATATATTAGATTGCAATTCTCTAGATGTGGAGGACAAAATCAATCTTTAGTTTTGAAGTATTTTCACGGACACGGAGGCGGAGGACCTGTTACAAAAGGAGTTATTCAATCTGCGAGGCAGTCAATGTATTTACCTGATGCAGATATCGTGATTAGCGGACACGTACACGAACAATACACCATTTGTTTTATGCAGGAGAAACTGCACGATTCAGGTAAGATATCATTAAAAGAACAATGGCACGTAAGAATGCCTACTTACAAAGATGAGTATAAAGATGGATACGGAGGATGGCATATTGAAACAGGCAAAATGCCAAAGCCATTAGGAGCGTGGTGGTTGAAAGTTAACTTTGATAGATTCCAAAAAAATAATAAAGAATTTGTAAAACTTAATTATGATTTCATCAGAGCAAAATAACGAAAAGATTGTACAGGAATCTGTACAGGAAACGGAGGAAAATGAATTAGATTTGCAGGTAGATTTTACTACTTCGCACGATTATATTTCCTCAGCATTTCAGGCACTCAATGCAGTTGATGATATTGATACTGCTTTATTAAGTAAATCGGATGAGATGCGAATTAAAAGGATCAGGCGCAAATCGTTGCTTATTATTGAATGTTGCATTAACGAATTATACTCTGAATTATTTGAGTCAGAGGATGAAGATTAGGTGTTTTGGTTATTAAATAATAATCCTGATGTTTCTACATTGGGTGTTTTTGTGTGAATTTCCCCCCATTTTTATGGGGGTTTTTTATTTTATTTGATATTTTTTTTATTTACATAACTCAATCTTTACAATACTTTCATCATACAACTAAAAAATAATTTAAAAAAAAACAAAAAAAAGTTTTTTATTTCAAATAATGGTTGTAGATTGCACTATCATTCACACAAAAACAAAATAAAATAAAATGAAAAAGCAAACTAAAAAATTATTTCAAGGTCATTATTTACATTTAGAAACTAAAAAGCACATTTCATCTTGTATTGGTGAAATATACACAAGTTGGAATATTTGGAACGATGAAACTCTTTGTGATGAATTTGCAATAGGATTTAATACGAAATGGCAAGCAGTTGAATATCTAAATAAATTATCAGAAAATAAAAATTGTAATTAATTAAAACAAGGGTGCAGCATCTTACACTGCTTATTTATTCACACAAAAAAAACGTAATGATACTAAGTACTACAAAACAATTTAAAAATAACGAAGCTACAATTATAGTTAATTGGAGAGATGGTAACGATTACGATATAATAAGTATTGTAATAGGTTCATATTTAAATCGTGTAGACGTTACCGATATGTTTACCTCTGATGAAATTATAGAGGAAATATTTGGAGCAATTGACTGGCAAATGATTTATAACCAAAACCACACATAAAATCAAACGAAAAAATGAAACAACAAAACACAAAAACAAACGAAACCTTATTAATCATCATCTGTATCCTGATTGCTTTATTAGGTTGCTTTGCTGATAACTTTTAAAACTACACACAATGTTTATACAACTAATCAAAGAAACACAATTAAGCAGTGATATTTTTTATCGCATTTTAATTGATGAACAACACATTAAATCCTTATTCGGAGGTAATGATTCATCAACTGAGCAATATAAAAAAGAACGCTTACACGATGCAATTACAACCTATGAAAAACTAAAACTTAATCATAAAGAAAAAATAGAAATCTTAATTTCAGAAACAATCTAAATCACACAAAATGAAAAAATCAGAATCAATTGAGCAAATCGCAAAAGCATTAATTACGTTTCACGTTAAATGCGACACCATCAGAAAGGATGCAAAAAATCCTTTCTTTAAATCTACTTACGCATCTCTTACTAATATACTAGATGCAATAAATGAACCATTAATTGAATGCGGTTTGTCTATATCACAATTTCCTACAGGTACAGATGGCTTAACTACGATCTTAATGCATCAATCGGGAGAGTACATAGCAGGTGAGTATTCAATGCGCCCTGCAAAAGATGATCCACAAGGCAGAGGCAGCGCGATAACTTATCAGCGTAGATATGCAATCGCATCTGTTTTATCTTTAAATATTGATGAAGATGATGATGGAAATGCTGCTACTCACGGAAAATCAACACCTGATACAGATAACAGAGAATGGCTAAATAAAGACACTGAGCAATTTTTAAAAGTTATTGCATATCTTAATGGAGGCGGTCAAATATCAGAAGTTGAGAAAAAATACAAACTCAGTAAAGACATAAAACAATCATTAACAAACCTTAAAAAATGAAAGTAGAAACACGTGGCAGAAAGCCAATCGCAAACCAATTTAAAAAAATACCTGTTACTATCTATCTCTCTCAGTTAGAGGTAGATAATCATGGAGGAAAAGAAATATTAAAATCAAAACTTTTAAAGTATGTTACCACTAATACAAAAAGATTACAACAAACAAGAACTTACTAAGATTGCAGATAACTGCGTTAATGAGTTGTTAGATAATGGAAGGATTTTAGAAACTCACGAGTTCATAACTAAGATGGAGTTTTTCATTAAGAAGTTAAAAGATAACCCTGAGTATTATAATTACCTATCCTATGAGGTTGCTAAATACGGCAGCACACATACTACATCAACAGGTACTAAAATGGAATTGGCAGAGGTAGGTGTTAAATATGATTACGTTTTTTGTGAGGATGATATTTATAATGAATTAGTCGTAAAGCGTATGGCATTGGATGAACAAATTAAGGATCGTGAAAAGTTCCTAAAAACGATACCGGTAGAAGGAATTGAAATAGTTGATTCTGAAGGCGTTGTTAAACGTGTTTATCCTCCATCAAAATCATCTACATCATCAGTTAAAACAACAATAAGTAAATAAAGTAATAAATTTAGTACCTCAATTAATAACTTAAAACCGACAAAATGAACATTTTACTAAAAGCAAATGAAATTGTATTTGAAAGATCAGAAGAAAAAGAAAGGCAATACGGTCCTTTTGAAGATGGTATGCATAAAGCCGCTAGAATAGCAACGGAAATGTGCAATAAGGAAATAAATGCAAAAGATATTTACATGTGCATGATAGCTCTTAAACTATCTAGAGAAGCTTACAACCATAAAGAAGATAATCTATTAGATGCTGTAGCTTATATTGCTTCACTTAATAAAACTTACGAAAAATGAAAAAAGCAATGATAGGGATTTTAAATAATCCAGCTACAAGTTCAAACAGTCATAGTGCCGGTTGGAATGAAATAGTAAGAAATCAAATATCTGAAGATTGCCATATTTTAACTGAAAATGATAATTGGAATATTTATGATGAGTTGTACATTAATCATGGTCCTAATTTTAAAGTAGGTTCATTTAATGTAATTGGTGGAATAA